GTCCAAAAAGATGATGAACATGTACCCTTATAAGGTACCAGGTAATACACCTGAGTCTGTTCATTATTCTGTTGGGCAGCCCATGGGGGCGCTATCATCATGAGCTATGTTGGCCCTTACTCACCATGCTATGATGCAATATGCATCATTTAAAGCCGGTGAAAAAGGTTGATATAACTCATACGCTGTACTCGGTGATGATGGGGTTATCAAAGGTGGTAATGCAAATTTACATTATTTAACTCTACTTAAGAGATTAGGGGTTAAGGCTGGATTAGCAAAATCTATTCTTTCTAAGAATAAATTTGTCATTGAGTTTGCAAAAAAGTTTTTTGTAGACAAAACGACTGCTAATATGCTTCCTTTTAAAGAAAGCTTAGCGACCTTAACTTCAACTTCTCTGGTTGTAGAGTTTGTCCGGAAGTATGAATTATCTTTAAATGCTATTTTATCTTTTTTAGGGTATGGTTATAAAGTGAAAAGTAGAGTAATATCTACTCTATTATTCAAATTACCTACCCGCCTACGGGTGCTATTAGTATGGTTAAACCATCCTGATAGTCCTTTAGGTAAAGAAAGTTATAAAGAATGATTACTCCAAAAGTCTTGATCAGAAGGTTTTGTACCATCTGGTAAAGCGCTTCGGGAGATGATAAAGATTGTTCAACGACTTAATGTCGCTAAAAACATCTCTATCTTTAAATCATTCCAGTTATATACTGACTCTTTGAAAAATTTAGATAAGCAATTAGATAGTAGATTCCCAATACCAGTAGTTGCTTTAACTTCTAGAATGGATAGGGTTTATAGGGCAAATTTGCCTTGAAACGCTATCCTTTCTCCGGAGGTTACATCTGAAGACATCGATTTAGATGTTCTTATGAATGCTAACGATCTGGGTAATAGGAGTCAAACTTTCCGTCTTGAAGAGTTGAAATCCTTCAAGGTCGGTATTGATATTGAGGAAGTACTTGAGGATTTCCAATTGAGTTTGGAAGAGATTGGGGGGGAAGTCAATGGATTTCCTTCTGCGTCTCTTTCGCATCAATTGGAGGTTAATGTAAAGTATTACTTTGCTTTAGATGATCTCAAAGCTCGTATACCTGAAGAATTTTGGGAGGAAGTTAGAAGCGAGGAAAGACCTTTTAGGGATTTCTTGACAATCTATAAGTATTGACAAGAAGTTACTAAGCCACTATGATCAGAGTATTACAAAGCGGATCTATCTCTCCCTGAAAAGCGAGAGGTAAAACCCCTTGTAACTAACTCTGAGATAAAGAGTGAACGAGGTGATTCAGAAGGATTGGTCAACCATCAATCTTCCTCTGGGAGTTGATTAAACTTCCCGTG